GTAAGAGATTCGTGCTCTTCACACTTAATAATTAGACCTAATTTCGCAAAATCGTCAGGACCGGGGACTACTCCCTCAATCCTGAAAAGACCGTCGTCACCCTCCACTACGCCAACGCACTTGCTTCCCAACTTCATGCATACATATTCCATGAACATTAAGTTTGAGAAACCGTTGCCGAGTGAAGTACACATATCGCCGGACATACGTGTGGCTTCGAGCCTCGCTGTGAACCACTTGTACTTACATACATTGGTCCCAGTGAGCGCCTTGGTGACTATCTTGAGAAATTCTGGGAACTGCTGAGCAAAATACCTATAACACTGAATCTCCACAGCCATCATCAACTTCTTGATAAACACAGACTCAAATGAGGTGTAATCGGAAGAGAAGTACCTCGCTCCAGGAGCGAAAAGCCTGTCCATGATGTAATTAGGTCTATCATGGCAAGGTACTTTCTTGATGAATTCGGGTGCGGAGAAAACTCTTTTCTCTATCAGCTTGAATAAAGGCCCTGAAAAACACTTAAACTGGTCTGATCTGGAGTTAATGCCCCGGGCGTGTTTCCAATCAGTGTAGTGTTCGTCCTTCATAAAGCTCTTGTTCTGTAGGTGTCGTGGGTCTTCTAGAATGTGTATCATCTTTCCATTGACCTCACGTAGCTCTTGCTTTCTCCAGTCTGGGTATCCTGTATTCTCTATCCACCCTTCAAAAGACACGTCTTCGTCAGGAGATATGGGAGAACCGAACCTACCAGAGGCTAATTGCGCTTGAACATAGTCTGCCAACCCAGATAAAAAGTCCTCCTGAGCGCTAGGAGGTCTGGCGTTAGCTCTTTTTTGAAATCCTGCCACCATGGTGTCCATGTCTTTTGGGTCACAATGAGGTAGAGTCACTCCCTCAACGTGGCATCCCGCAGAGACCGCAACAGTGGGTCTGGTTCCTAGGTAAAGTGATTGAGCCATATCGCTCATTGTCACTTCGGAACCCTCCTTCTGAAGGCCTGGCTTGGCTAAATGCACACCGGGATCATCGTGTCGATAGCCGTAAGCCACATGGGTACCATGTTCGGGTTGTGGCGGATTTCCCGCTAGTTTAACCAGCGGCCGGAGACATCCTGCAGATGCCTCCAGTGGGCGATAGCTAAGCTGACTGTGGCCTGACTTACAGGGTCCAGGTCATACCTGCTTATATTGTCGCCTTGGTGCGAAGCTATGAAGTCTTCCATCCTGGCCCTAGTAACATCTTCTTTCGTCGTCTGTCTCATGAGTCGGGCATTATTCATCTGAGCAAAAAGCTCGAGTGAAACCGCCATTCTCTCGTGTGTCCAGGACGTGAAGATGCAC